CTCCAGCCGATAGTTTTGCAGGTTCATTTGCCCACCTTCAGGCTGTTCGCTTGCACACCCTTGAAAGGCATCGTGAGGAACGCCAGCACACTGCTCACCGCAGCGGAGACACCCGCCGCTACCGCCTTCGAGCCGTAGAGTGCTAGCACTGCGCCCAGTTCAGAAATATCTTTGGCTTCAGCGGTGCGTACGCCATCGCCGAAGACGCTGGTGAATGCAGCTACGAAAGCCACGATCACAACGACCACCAACCTTTTGATGCTGATACTGTTCATCTTTGTATGATCGCCTCCAGCGCGGAAACCTTGTTCTCGAGTTTACCGAGTCTTTGTTCTATGCGGCGCACTTCCTGCTGCTGCCCGTCTAAGGTGTTGATGATGTGCGCCACCTGAGTCTCCAGGCGCGTCAACCTGACTTGTAGTGCGACCCAAGCGGCACCGATTGACATAGTCGTAATAAAGGCTTGTATGCCAATCTGAACCCACATCTCTGCCGTCATGATGTCCGCTCCACTAATCCTACGTGCTGTACTAAAAGTTCGGTCTGTCCAAAGTCTGACCCGATCACATCGTAATACTTTGAGTCATCACCAACCCGGTAGACCCTGTCCTGCGGCATCACGTCAGCACCGACAGCAATTATCAGCGTCCACTGTGCAGATGACTGGATGCCACCGCCTACGATAGATTCTGTGTCGCTCTGGTTGGTTAGCCTAGCGTTGTACTCGGCAACCTTACGCCACGTTTCTGTAGCACCGCCCCTGCCGTCTTCGGTAAGCGTGAAGCGGTGTATTTCTACTCGGTCTTGGCACAGGTTGCGTACCATGCCAGCTTGAAGCGTTGCGCGTAGAATCGGACTCATGCGAACACCAAGGGACGATATCGTTCAGCCATCGAAAGGCAGTGCGCTTTGAGTTGGGAAAGCTTCACATCGCTGGTGCCTTCTTTAGCATCGATGTCTGAAGCACACCGTGATGCTTTTATAAGCCAGCCCTGCCGGGTGGCTGTCCTGACATCGTAGCGCTCGATGTTAGCAGGCCCCATGTCTACCCATGTAAGCCGTGGATTAGATGCGCCATCCTCAATACTGAAGCCTTGAAACTGGTAAGCAGGGTACACGGGGTAATCGGGTTGTGTCGTGCCTGATGTTCCAGCAACACGGCACTCGTAAACCCTGCCGTTAGGCGTTGTAGGCACTACACGGTCACCGACAGAGTAAGCCGTGCTTACAGCCCAAGTGGTGAACCGGGAGAAGGAATCAAGGATGCTCCCTATGTCGGTGGTGGACATCTGCGGATAGGACTGGGCATCCACAAAAAGGGAAACCTGCGCTATCGCTTCGGCTCGTGTCATCATGGTTTCAGTATCCCACACAAAGGAAAAGCCCCCGGCACGTCTGCCGAGGGCTTGAGTAGAACCGAGCCGCTTAGGAAGCGGTTGTGGTTGCGAGAACGATAAGCGAACCAGGCACCTTAGATGCAGCGGAAGCGTTGACGTTTCCAACATCGTGAGCGTTGAAAGCAAACCGCTCTGTAGCCTTGTAGGTAAGAGCGTCTTCGACAAACTTCACCTGATCGGAAACCTCAACCGTCATTGCGCGACGGTCACCGAATGCTACACCCTTAGTAAGGTCACCAAGGATTGCAACAGGGATTGTTGCAGCTGGTGCCTTTGGCATATTCTGTACCCACTCGATCGGATAGCCGAACAGCGTAGGTGCTTGGGTGTATGCGTTCTGAATGTCGAGGATTGCGTTACCGCCAAGAGCGATAAGTTTGTCCGCAACACCGTTAAAGAACAGGTCTTTATGCATATACCACTTGGCATTGTCCGCATACGTTGGCAACTTTGCAACCATGGCTTGGAAGTTAGCCAGTGTGAAGTTGCTGAATGCAGCACCGGAAAGTGCAGCACCAAGAACAACACCAGCGATGTTAGCCTTGGTCGCGTTCAAGCCGTAGACAGCATTGAGGATACCAGTGATGCTTCCATAAGTGGATGTACCGTCACCGTTGAAACAAGCGTTATCTTCTTCCTTAGCGATTGCATATGCCATGTCACGGGCAAGGGCTGCGCCAAGGTCGATGACCGTATCTTCGCCAAGTTCCTTGGATGCAATCGTAAGAACAGCAAGCTTCTTTGCGCTCAGGGAAACCTGCGCGAAAGTCAGCTGCGAATCGGTAATTGCTGTCGCTTCGGATGCGTAGTAGACCGTTGTGCTACCGGTTGCACTTGGAACCAAAAGGGTATCCGATGACATAGGGTAGATGCGGCTGTTGCGGCGAGCAACGCCGTACATTTCACGGAGGTAGATAAGGTCGCTGGACACGATGTTAGGAACCGTAAAACCACCGGCAGTGTCTGTGCCTTCGTTCTGTGCCTTCATGTGTCCGTTGGACTGGAGCCACTTTGTAGCGGACTTGACACCGGCAAGGTGGCGAGCGAACTGCCCAAAGGTGTAAGCCTTCAGGTTCTTCTCATCAGCGGATCCGTTGAACGGGTTACGCTGAACGTTGATGCCGCCCTTCCAAGGCTGAGGGTCAACCGCAGGTGTTACGACAGGAGCGGAAGCGCCGAGGCTCTTGATTGTCTCTACACGCTCTTCAATGTTCTTTGCTTCGGCCATGATGGACTTAACCTGTGCGAGGTCACCATCGCCGGAAGCCAGCTCACGGGCTGTAGCCAGAAGCGTTTCACGCTTGGCTGTCAGTTGTTCGATATTCATAGTTGTGTTAGCAACTCCAGACGTGCCAGCAGTTCCTGGCGCTCGTCATTGTCGTGGGCTTTCGCCTCTACTACGAGTTCCGGTTGCACTTCTGGCTGGTCTGCGTCCCGCAGTGAATCCCAGACTACAGGTGCTAAGCGCTTGGCGCTCGCCCGGCTAAGACCGACTGCATCCCGCAGTCGACGTTCTACACCCCGCAGGGATGCGGGTTGTACGCTCTTCATGCCGTGCATGGCGTATAGCCCCTTAGCACGTCGAGCAAATTCATCAATGATGGCATCCGCCATGCTCTGATCGGATACGACTTCAATGGCTCCACAAAGCGCATCGTAGTAGGCTTCCAATCCTTCGTGGATAAGGTCACCTTCGGACTCATCGTATACCGACATAGCGTACTCTTCCGGGGACTGTTCAGGCATTGGAGCCATGACCATCTCTTCTTCTTCCATCATAGGCTCCATGCCGTAGTACTCCTTGAGGGTTTTGACGCTGTTACGATATTCGGCTGGTGTCGGGGTAATCGATGCCTCGGCGATAGGCCAGCGTGTGATTTCAGCGGCACCGCCCATGCTCTTGCGCTCTACCAGATGACCGGCAGCACCGGAGGAAAAGCCCATCTTGCCTTGCTTGCAGAGCTTCGCGATCATCGAGCCGTACTCATCCGCCATGTCAAGTTGAGCCTCATACCAAAGCCCGGTATCGTCCATCTTGATGTAGCCTGTACCGATGCTCTTCTTGCCAACCTGTGCATCCATACCGTGGTGATAGTAGACGTTCAGCGGTACGCGCTTGCCTTCAGACATCGGGAATCCGTAGTCGGTTGACTTAGTGAAATAATCACCCTCAAGGTCAGCACTCTGGGTATCGCCAAAGCGCACCAGATAACCCTTCACGTAACCAAGCCGGTCGCTCTTGATGCAGTCTGCGGTAGATGTCAGCACGTCCATGGTGTAAGTATCCCACACGGTATCTTTTATTCGAATGTCGTTAGATCTGGTTCGTAACCCTCTAGGTCTCTAAGCGGTATTACCCTAGTGGTTGGTCCCCAGTCAGCATTCTGAACCACGGTTGCCATGTCACTGAGCGGCAACCCCTCTGCGTAAAGTGCATAACGTGATTTGCCTAGGATTTGTTGAGCCTCCGTAGCGGTAAGCCCACGCAAGATATCTTCACCGGTAACCGGCTTGGGGCGTGTATCAGGGATGCTACTATCCCCGGTTATCTCTGCCCAACTAAGGGTTACCGGAATCATCACGCACCGACAGTTCGGGTGCGATGGCATAATCTCATCGGTGGTTGATAGCGTTCCGGATAGAGCCAAACACGCAAGACAAACCCGGCTGTCCTGCGTTGCTTGGCGTCGGTACCCTGTCACCGCTGGGTTCTGCGTGTAAAGTTGCCGTTGTGCTTCACGGGC